AACGATTAAAGCTCCTGCGAGTCGTCTTATAGAATAAGATTCTCCATCAGAGCCTAAATAGCCTCTTAGCGTGTTCAGACCTGCTCCTACTGCTGATGCAATAGCGACAAGTATTAATGCTTCTACCATAACACAACAATCTGTATGTAGTATTTAAGGATTCAGCATTAGAGAGAGCTGAAAGAACGCTATTAGTGAGCCTACTATGCCCATACTTATGCCTATAAACGATTTATACATACCTCTTCTGTCAAGGGTGTGAGATTCATGCTCGTCTACCTTGACTTCCAACTGTATTATTCTGTCGTTGTTTTCGTCTATTTTATCTTCCAAACGTCTTATTTCGTCTATCAGTTCCATGTTTCTTTTTACTTATAGGGGTTAATATTTTTTCCTGAACCATAGCTAGAATAAGCTCTGGGTGTTCCTTTGCCATCATAGCAAAAAATGAATCTCCACCAGCCTGTCCTATAAACTTTCCACATTTATAACATAACCATATTTCATGTAAGCCATCAGAATATCCATAACGTTTCTTTCCACAACCACATTTATCCTTATTCACGTATTAAAATGGAAGAGTTTATTAATAAGGTTTGTGTTGATATTAATTATGGGAACTGCCATATATGTTTATGAGACAGAAAAAGAATATCTTACACAATATCATAGAATGGATAAAGAAATAATGTTTTCTGCACCAATACTTGATATTTTTATGAAACCTGATAAAAAACTTTGGGTTGTATCAAAGATTACAAAAAATAAGGAACGACCACAACTCGGAAGAAGCATAGTTCATTTTGTTAATGGTACTGTATTTGATTACTCAGATGGAAATGAAAGACGAATCATGCATAACAGTATAGCATTTAATCCAAAAAAGGGCAGAGTGGAGTTTTTTCCAAGAAAACTAAGAAGTGCAGAGTTAGAGATAAGAGTAGACAGATTTTATGGTATGCCTCCAAACAAAAAGGTGTATTTGGACCAAACAAAAAGGTTTTATGACATTTCTAGGGATAGAATAAACTTTATCTTACAGAAATAAATGCCATTCAAAATTGATTTTGTACTTGGAGACATTGAAGATCTCCTAAGAATGACAAACCATAGGCTGGAAAACATTGAAATACTGCTAGAATTCTTAATGTTGCCTCCAGATCTCAGAGATTATAAAAAAGGTAGAAAGATGAGGAGACAGACCTTAAAAGAGTCAGTGTCGAAGTGAAGTAATCTTTTCTATTCTTGGCTTGAGTTTCATAATCAACTTTGTGACAGGATATGCTACTATCAAATCAACCAATACGCTTTGCCATAGAAAATCTGTGAATTGTTCTCCATCCAACTTGATAACAAACAGCATCCAAGGAACTGTAACAGCAAGATAAGCAGTGGCGAACATTGGAGTTATGATGAGATACTCCAAAACACTAGATACGACATCATGGATACTACAATCACAATGAAGTCGTTTTCTTGCCCTTTTCCAGTCCATGCTAAATAGGTTATTTAACTATATTTAAATTATCTTCTTATTGATTTGGTAGGATCGTTCATGGCAAACTTCCAATCTTTTCCATGCTTCTTTCTCATGCTTTTCCAAAATGGGTCTTCCTGACCATGATGATCTTCCTTTATTCTACCCATAATTCTTTGATAACATGGCATGCAAAATCTGGCATTGATGTTCTCTATATGGAATCTATATAGTCCACACACATAACACATTCCGTAATATTTTTCGCCTACAGCGACAAGTAGTGCCTCTCTACCCCTCTTACTTGCACAATCACCACAGATGTCTATAACAGTTGCACTAACTACATCTTTACGAAAGCATAGTAAACATACACCCTCTTTGTAGTTATCTACCCTTGTCTGTTCGTTCTTTTGGTGCAGATTCCAAAGCTTCTGACCAATATACGAACCTACATTGACAGGTAGCTTCATGCTTCAGCTAACCTTACCTTTTTTAAAGCATCTTGCAGTATTATGTAAACGTTGTTTGCAGAATAGTCATTTGTAGAAACTTTTCTACTCATCTTCTTTATGTCTTCAATAGTTTCGTCTATGAGCTTGTAATCTGCTGAATAAACTGATCCTGCTCTCTTTATAGTGTCATTGTATGCTTTTGTATAAACATCCACCTTATGCTCTTTTACCTGCACTGTCTGTTTTGTAATCTCCTTATGCTCATGTGGTTTATCTTCACCTACATGAGAATGTTTAGTTCCGTCTTTATGTTTATGCTCTATCATTTTCTTCTCTGTCATTATCCCACCTCCTTGTTGACTCTAATTCACTCTTTACTACTTCTCTTGCATCCCTAACTGTCATAAACGCCTTGTTTCTCAACTCATCAATAGTCTTTGTCTTCTTCCATCCAAAGTCTACTGACGTCTGTAAAATACTCTTAACAAGACTAAAATTATCTGGTGTTATGCCATCTGGGTAACTCTTCTTACTCATTGTAGTTCCTGTTCCACTTGCTGGTGCTCCCTGATTCTGTCCTCCGGGATCAGACGACCTTCCTCTTTTTGGTTCTCCTTGAAAACTTTGTTTATTCTCTTCTTTCTGCCCCATCGCATTTCCACGACCTTGTTTCGGTAGCATCTCTTCCTGTGCCATCATCATTGGGTTTATAATCGGATCTTTTGACACTTTGAATTCTCCTGTATGTGTTCTTTTTACTTCAAAGCCCATAGCTTGCATTGCTGCCATGTTTTGTATCTCTGTGGACTGCGTTTGCAGTTCTCTTAACTTGTCTGTTTCTTCTCCAGCCTTTAATCTTAATTCCCAGTCGTCAACACCTAACAAATGTGCTATTTTATTGTAAAACGACTTGCGAAGTATGTCTTGCCCCCATGTTACAGCCCTGTTTGTGATTGTAACTTGTAATCCTTCCTGTGACCAACCACTAGGCATTTCACCAAAATACAGTGGTAGGACACCATAAACTGCTCCAATTATTTGTCTTAACTCCTTTCTTAATGCCATAAATTCTAATTCTTTCAACGAACCTGTAAAGTCTATCCACTGTGCCATGTTCTTTGCACCCTTTTCACTTTCAACTAAAAGTGGGTGTATCATGTATGGATCTTCTGTCGCTTTCTGTTCTAACATATCCCATGATTTTCTGAATGTTTCGTAATTACGTGAAGCAATTACTAACATACCCCTTGGGGGTCTCATTTTATCGAAATACTTTCTAATATATTCATCCATGTGTGTCAAGGACATTGCCTTTGACCAGACGGAATAAATTGGAGAATAACCGTAGATTAATCCGGGCTTGTATTTTCCTGCCTTCCAAATAACTTCTCCTTCTCCATAAATAACTCTCTTTGGTTGTGGTATACCGATAGAGTATACTGAGTTAACTTCCATGATGGCTTTTAACGCCTGTGCTCCACACTTGTCACAGGTATTTGATGTAAGTCGTTTATCCCTATGTTCAAATCTTGGACATACAAATATTTCATTTCTCTTGTCGTCATATCCTATCCTTCCATCTGAGTCTGCTATCATTGCAACCTGTGGAGGATCAACCCTCAACATTTCCTTTATCTCTGTCTTCTTTTCTGATATGAGTCCGGTGGTATCATCTATCCAATAATTCTTTAAAACAAGTAAATACGCATTGTCAGCAACTTCAAGATCCCTTTCTATCTGTCTTGTTACATCTTCCAAAGTTTGTTCGTTTGAGTTAATTGGTTCATTTAACAAACCTTCAAGTTTCTTCCTATTCTTTGGATCTGGTCTTAATAGTTTGGTGTTTCCACAACTATCACACATTACGTTATCTTCAACAACTTTTAATCCCTTATTTGTAGTTCTTCGCTTCGATTTTGGCAGTGAATTGTCTTCATTATCCTGATTTGATTGGAAAGGTTGGTCATCTGGGAGGTCTGTTACAAGTGGTTCATATTGGAACTCTTTTCCACAATTTAGGCACTTAAACTTGTATTTTTCGACAATTTCAAAGCCATTTTTGAAAATTTCACGATTTAACGTCTCGATTGGAATTCTCAACGCATCGATATTATCTGCCAATTCGTATATCATTATTAGAGGGAACGGAAAAATTGGAAGCTTTGCTCCTGTGTCAGTAGCCATATATGGCTGTGCAATGCTTGGTCTTGTTGTTGTTTCAGTAAAAGCCTTATCAATAGTACCTCTTCCTGATACGAAACCCTTGAACTGATCCCATCTACCCATAGTTTATTCACGATCCCCTACTTTATAAACTTTGTCAGGTTTTGTAATGTTTTTGTCAGGTTTTTACTCACAAACCATCTTCTAATCGTGTACTTTCGTGCAACAGCTATCGAAGAATAGATTACTGATATGCTTAGCATTGTGCCTACATTATACTCGTCTATACCTTCTGTAAAAAATGGAAGTACAAAGAAATTTACAGGAAGATAGATCAAAAAACCCAACACAATATCAAACAGTGTTTCAGCCATAGATCTCTTACGAGAATCCTTTTTCATTCAACTTCTATCAGTATATTTAATATAAACCTTACTAAACATTATATGCCTAGTGGTGTGAGTCTGCATACCTGAGTAGCACTAACTGCGAAAGGGAGGGCTGGTCTTAGGCTAGCCAGCTAGGCTTAATCTTTAAGTATTTAAACATTAAGTTAAAGTATGGTAGAACTGGAGTTAGAGGACTACAGTGAGATAATGGATTGGTTTACGTTGGCGTTTGGAAAGAAGGGAAAATCAATGGATAAGCTACCCTCAAAAGCAAAAATGACGTTTTACAAACTACATTTCCTTGCAGATGACAAAATAAAGGAAGAAAAACAGTTGCGTATAGAAGATGATGATGAATGAACACACCCTACATATTGGCTTAATAATTTTAATGTTAACAATGTTACTAGTAATCATTATATATATGACTGGTACAGAGGTAGATATGGTTGAACATTGTAAAGAACATTACAACGCTTCCACAAAAATATGTAATGGTGAATCAATTTAGATGAACGCAGATCATTTTGGCATTGTAGTTACGTTAATCATTATGGCAATATTCATATCCATTATATTTATATCACAAATTAACATTCAGATTTTTCCAACAGAAACAGCAGCACCAACTACACTCAATGACTACTGCGAAAAACTGAATTTGAAGTGTTGACATGGACAACTTCTGTATAATAGATTCTAACGATGAGAGATTTGATTCCAATATTAATTTAGATTTTTCATATACAGAGATAGACGAATGGAGGCATAAATGGAATCCAAGAAAACATCTTGATAGAAGTGGGCGACCTAGAAAATGGGGATTCGTAACATACAAGGTAACAAACACATCTGACAACTTTCCTGAAAATGAATTTGAGGATGCAGCACTATCCATTGCTTTAAGACAGTGGGGATTCAGGTGTAAAGAGATTAGATTTAAGAGAGAAAGAAATAAAGACAAAGTAGCAGACATTGAGATGAAATTCATAAAAGCCAAGGATGATAAGCTGTTTAAGGAAAGACCTAGCACTCTGGCATACGCCTACTTCCCAAATGGCACACAAATAGGAGGAGATATAACGTTCAATGACACTGTGCTGTGGTCAACAAACGGAAAACCTGTAAATGCACATGAGATAAGACCTGATACATACCCTCCAAATACCAAGACAAAACTGCGAACTTACAACATTATCCATACTTTGCTGCATGAATGTGGTCATGCAATAGGCTTAAAGCACTGTGATCAGCACAAAGACTGCATAATGTATCCATACTACAACGGTAGGGTAACACTGCACGACCATGACGTTAAACGCATACAGTCGTTCTACGGTAAACGCAAACTGTATCATCAAGTCCTCGAATACTTCCGTAAACGGATGCTTAGAAAATGGCATTAGGCATTGCTGCCGAAGGCAGCCGATCAGGTGTTAGAAAGACTTATATAACCTGTGCAACGCCAAGAGGATATGGGAAACAAAAAAAGGCTTCAGGAAGTAAATGCGACCATAGAAAGAGTTGTGGAACTACTGTTAGAATTATACCAAGAAAAAAGTAAATTAATCGAGAGATACAATGGCGAAAGTGACTTTTCAGTGCAAAGAATGTAAATGGAGATATGATGGAGATATGGAACATTTATATATAGTATTAAAACATAAAAAGGCACATAGAAAATGACACATAAATATTTAAAAGTAGACCATAGTGGAAAACCTTCAAGTTGGTTGCTTATCATCGGAATATTTCTTTGCTGTACTATCGCCTTGTTACCTGCTGGAGTGATAATGGTCTTTCTGTATTTTTGGCAAGACACACATTCAAGGGATAACAAGTTCTACGCCAATGAGTTAGGCGAGAAAGAAAGGAAGCAATCTGTATGACTGTAAAGCGTAGTGGTGGTATACATGAGTAAACCCAATTCACCTAATATTTGGAATAAGAAGCCTGTCATAATTGATGAAATTATCGTGCCTATTCAACGTATGTTTCCAAACTGTGGTAAATATCCAAAAGGTTGCTTACCTAAAACTAGTTGTAAAGCAGTTCCAAACACTGTCGATTCTACTTTACACATACCAACGCAGACAGAATACACGCTTGAAACTAGAAAACACATCAAACCGCCTAAAGGTTTTGAGGGATGGTAAAAGTCCAACTAGGAAAATCTGGGAAGTTTTTTAACATTAAGGATAGCTGCACACATCCTACCCACTATATTATACGGTC